TCCGTCAACTAATAATGTTCTTTGGATTCTTTTTTTCTTACTTGGAATTCTCACTCATCATTGATTAAACGTTAAACAATCAATTATCTGAATAATCAACGGGTGTTTCAATTGCGTCTCCTTCTACAATATCAAAAGACATAACATCATCACCTACTGAGTCGAAAACTTCTGCCCAATAATCTTTATAATCACTTTTATATTGATCAATTGCTTTCTTATCGTCCTCAACAAACCCATGTGTAGTTGCGAGAATTTTACAATCCGCATAACCCAAACCATTCATATGGTTTTTATGGATACCTACTTTAGTTCTTATCGCAAAATTAACTTTTCTACCCTTATTGGTGGCATTTAGTTTTGAGACTCCTGAACTTTTTTGGTTTCCGAATAAGAATACTAACGCACAAGATAAGTAAATTGACTGACCTCCCTTTGGTTGTATTCTAGGTTGTCCGAATGGGTTATCAGGTAACTCTACCCAAGGTTGGTTTACAAATACCATAGTATTGGTGTAGTCTGATGTTACTTTACGAGAAGACGTTATTCTCTGTGCCATGCCCATACCCCATTTTTCTGATATTATCCTAGCAGTATGTTGGTTTCCTCCTTTTCCATTATATGACATTTCACAAGGAATAGTCCCAATAGAATCCCAACAAAAAACAATATCGTGTGGTATTTCACCATTTTTTTGGGCGTTTAGAACTTCTGTTACATAGTCAAATGCCTGTTCAATATAATCAAACCCTAACTTATATAATAAAAATCCATCCCAATAACCGATAACTTCACCTGTTTCTTCATCAACCTCTTCAACATAGTTAGTTTCTAAACCCATTTGTTTGGCGTGTTCAAAACTAAATTTTTGTTCTGTAATGATAAAAACAGGTAAAATACCTTTTCTTTGCGCATCAACCGCAGTTTTGATTAGTGCGGTTGTTTTTCCAGTATCTGAGTGTCCTAAAAGCATATTAATCTGACCCATAGCAGGACCTGGTATTCCTGTCGCCTTCTGAAAGGCTTCCCCTAGATCAAAGTACTTTTGTTCTTTGTACTTATCACTAGAGGAAAACTTCTTTCTTATAGACGAAAAATCAGATGCTTTTTTCTTTAGTGGTTTCTTTGCCATACTTTAATTAAAATGGTAGTTCATCATCATCATCTAAGGATGATACTTCAACATCATTATTAATATTTTCATTATTACCATTGTTATATTCAGACTCAAAAGATTTTGTACTTTCAGTTCTCATCATATTTATTTCTTCAGATAATGAAGCGGTTTCTTTTTCTTCTTTATCCTCTTCCGCAACAAATTTCTTTTGTTCAGAATCCCAAATAGGTGTTTTGTTAGTGGCAACTATTTCTAAATATTCATTAGATTTCTTAGCATATACATCCCTATAGGTTTCTTCATTATTAAACCATTCGTTTGCATATTCTTTATTCTCAGTAAGAATAGTTACATCATCCGCCATAATAGAATTAACTACACTATGACCTTTATCATTCCTACCTGAAGTAATAATGATATCCCTACCCTCTCTAGGATCAGTGATATCACCTTTAAGTTTAAACACAGGGATTAGTTTATCCATTACACCATCTCCTGTCTTTTTGTGTTTAAATCTCCAAAACTTAACTCCATGATCCTCATTCTCTCTATCAATTCCTTTAACTACATAGAATTTTCTAGGAATGAATTCTTTCGCTAAGTTTTTAGCTTTCTCAGAACCATCCTCATATAGTGCATCTTTCGCCTCACATAATGGACAATGTTCACCATCATTTAAATGGTTACAATAGATTTTTTCCCATTTTCCGTTTACATTTTTTTCGTGATAGTAAACTTCAGTAAATGGAGACTTACCATCTTTAGTAGGTAAGATTCTGAAAGTTTTTGTTTGTGTTTTTACCCCTTTAGGTAATTTTTCTGTGAAATACTTTTTAAGTCTGTCTTCACTCGACATTTTGTTTCCACTTTTAGTTGGTTCAGTGTTTTTTTCATACTGAGCCAAAATAGCATCTAAACTGTTACTCATTGTATATATTTTTTAATTAATAATATACAATATTACGTATAGTTTTTCAAAAAGTCAATAGGTAGTAAAAGAAAAACCCCACATAAGTGGGGTTTTTATTAGATATTATAAAATAAATTATTTTTCTTCTTCTTTTTCTGAACCAAAGGACGACCTTATTTCTTTTTCATCAAAATTATCAACATCACTTTGTGTTAATGTGAATTCTTCTTCCTCCTCTGTTGCATCATAACCTTCTTTATCTTTCCAATAATCAGTTAATTTAACACTATAAGGGAATGAATCCATCGATCTCATTTCTAACCTCTCCACAGGTGTTGGATTTCGTCTTTCGATTTCTTTTTCTAAGTCATCGATTTTATTGATAACGTTATCCATTCCTGAAACTTGTGACTCTAATTCAGATAATTTAGATAGTAAATCATCCATTTTAGTACTTACACCATCTACAGAATTTTTAGTTTCTTCAGTTTTATCAACAATATCTGTCACATCTACTTCTACTGTATCTTCACTACCTAATGGTTCTTCAGTCGCAAACTCATCCTCAACTTCAGTATCACCAAAAGGATCGGTTTCACCCTCAGTATCTGCACCAACCTCTGTTTCACCTTCAACGTCACCAAATGGATCTTCTAAAGTTTCTTCTTCAGTGTCTGTAGTAGTATCCTCTACTTCTTCTGGTGTCTCTTCAGTATCTGCAAAAGGATCTTCTTCTTCCGCAGGTGGATCTTGTTCTGTTAACATATCGTCCAAAAGTAAATCACCATTAACATCTTTAGGATCATCTTCTTCTGGTACATAGAAAGTATATTCCAATAACTGTCTATATCTTTTTAAATCTTCGGATATTACATTTTTCTTACTCATATTACATTAATAGTTGTCTACCATCATTAGTCTTATAAACTTTGTTTACTCTCTCAACAATTTCTTTTCCATCATTAATCATACACTCTTCACCTTCACACTCCTTTTGTGTATTGGTGTCGTTAAGAAAATTATCTAATTTATTTCCCAAAGTTTCTTTTTCTTTAGTATCTTTTTTAGTTTCCATAATACTTTTTATTTATAAATATTAAGAAATTAGGAAAAATCTCTATTAATTGTCAATATTTTTAATTCTTCATTTTTGATAATTAACATTTTATTTTGATAATTATCCCAATCTATTTTTACATCTTGATGATTTATGTTTCCACTATCAGTATCACTTATAATTTCAATTAATTGATTAAGTGCGTTTATCGTATAGAAACATTCTCCTTTTTTATGTACAATAATAGTAGGTGGGTAAAATGAACTTGTATCAACTCTTTGACCTTGATTTAACCTAACCATAAAGGTTAAAATCTTTTTGTCTTCTTCGTTAAAGGTATACTGGAAAATGTTTTTATCTAATATTTTAAATCTGTTGTATAGATATTTCTTAAAACTATCTATTTTATCCAAATATACAAAAGACGCTAGCGTTATAATTTTATTGTTCGATTCCATAAGTATAAATGTAGGGAATATATCTGTTTTTGTTTTTTATTTTATAAATAAAATCCTTACATTTATTAAATATCTCAGAATCTATCAAAGTATTATTAGATAAGTTTTTTATGGTTTTAACTATTTTATCTTTTTTACCTTCAATTAAAGATAAAACATTCAAATCTATACCAAATATTAAGTTTTCACCATATATATAAATCATATCATTAGGTGAAATATAGGTAGTTGGGTTTTTTAAACTCAATATTTTTCTTATAATTCTAAAGTTTACCATTTTTTTACCATATAACAAGTCCAAATAAACATATGGGATGTTTTCCCCAAAAGAATTATAACAAAAGGAAATAAATGAATCTAAATCAGTTTCATATTCTGATTTTCTTTCTTTTGTTGTGAAAGTCCAAAATAATTTAGAATTAATTTGTTTGTGTAGTATTGATACTTTACCCTCAACAAGTTCTTTTGTTTTTTCCCAACCAATAATTAACGTAGGTAACCTATCGTCAATGGTATCTAACTTACGACAAATCTTAAAGTTTTCTAATTCCAAATTAGAACTTGTTACTATATTTCCAACATACATATTACAAATATAATAATTTTTTTTCAAAAAACAAATTACGGATTAAAGAAATCAATTAGTGGTTCATCTTTATAAGTGAATTTATTTAATACTTTTTGAAAAACTTTTGCGGATTCCTCAATACTTTTAGGTTTAAATTGTTGTGACGCTAATCTCGATTGATTAAACGAAGTAAACGAACCTAACCTACTACCAGCTTTGTTTTTTGTGTAGTCTGATCCAGTATTACCATTGACATCTTTAATATTTTTCCAAACTTTATAGGATATTTCAAACTTTGTTTGGAATGTGGGTTGTGCATAACTTTGTGGTGAATTAATTGCATCTTCACCAAATAAGTCAAAATATTGTTTTCTTCCTATCATATATAAGAATCCTACTGGTCGATACATATATTCGTCTCCTTGAAAAACGTTATAATACTTTAAACTATCTAAATCTGTAGTTATTTTACCTTCATTATCAAACTCAACTTTATCATATTCTTTTAATTTAGATGGTGTTGATTGAAAATAATATGCAATTTCTTGATTTTCAGAACTAGTTGTAGTTGCAGTAGTAGTAGGTGTATATGTGAAATATTCATTGTTTGAATCTGAGATAATATTACTACTCTCTTGATACGCTTTAGTTTCACCAGAAAACTCTACATTATTAGGGTATTTAAGTTCATTATCAGAAAATTCACCATTACTCCAATTAAATTCGGCATCCTGAAAATTGTTTGAATTAACGAGTGCATTTGCAAAAAACATTGCAACATCTGCGTTAGTTGATCCATTTATAGTAGTTTTAATAAATTCAATATCATCATTATTTAAATTATCTGTTACCGTTTTAGGGACTCCTATACCATTTAATGTTTCAATAGTTATCTGTTCAACGTCAAATACTTGGTCGGCGACTTCAGAATTAACGCCAATACTATAAATCTGATTTGTACTATTTAAATTAGTAAACTCTATTTTAGGTATCTCATTTGTCGCATTTAAATCGATATCAATGTCCGCAGTTATAGATGTTGTCGGTGGTGAGATATATTTAGATTGTCGCACACCTTGAAAATTAGTTGTCATATGATTAGGTGTAATACTGTGACTAACACTAGTAATCAAATATGCTCCATTAAAGAATGGTACGTTTTGTAAATCAAAATACATTAATGGTTGTATATTCATACATCCCAACGCATCAACTTGACAAGTATAGGATCTTGTTTTAAACAATCTTAATAAATCTGTACCCTGATATGTTTTTTGTGTTGCACCTCTTTTATCAATTAAATCAGATAAAGCCCTAAAGTATTCACCCGTTTCTTTATGTTCTTGTTGATTTAATGAAACATTTTTAAATATAGTTTGGTTTTGTGCTCCAAATGCAACCCTAAACGCTACCAATGAAAAATCATCTTCAATATCACTCGCCTTATTTGTGTCTGTCATATCAGGTGGTAATTCTCCATTTTTAAACGCATAACCATCATTGTTAAAATAATAATTATTTGTTTCTTTTATATCTAAAACTTGTGATGCCCCACCTACATATATGCAACAATAAACTGGTCCTGATGAATCAGGTGACTCTAAAGTGGTAAAAGGTCTAAACATTTTTGCAACCTCTGTAGATTCTTTATAATTAATGTAACTAGGTAGTATTTGGAATAAAAAGTTACTGTCCCTTAATAATTTAGACATAAACAGATAAACACTAGTATCTTGATTATTACCTAAACTTAAAAAACTATTTAAATTTATTGTTGCATCACCACCAATATCTCTCCATCCTCTATCTATAAACTTAAAGTATTGAATTAAATCTCTATCTCCTCCACCACAAACATTAAAACTTTTTTCTGTATCAGATACCCATTTGTCATTAATATTTTTAAAATAGTTATATATTTGTAATTTTATCTCTTTTTTGTTTTTTTCACTAAGTTTTTGTTTTTCTTCTTCTACATTATTACCGCTAGTATCACTATTATCATTAGATTTTTTAGAGAAAAGTTCTGAGAATTTATCTATATATTCATCTATATTATTAATTGTGATAAATAATTTATTTTTCCTATTTTTATCAAAAATGTTAGGATTTAATATTATAAGTTCTGTAGTTTTTTTTAACCTTTCAATTAAGTACCTTTCTGTCGATCCTATATCAGTCGATGTGTCACTAACATAATTTTCTAATTCGGATTCAAACTTACCTGTCTGTGTAGAATTAAAATTAAGTTTCACCCAATCTTTAAATTTGTTTATTAAAGCGTTTTTAACACTAATAGGTAAATTTATCAATTCATCTTCTAATGGTATATCTGTAGACTCTTTAGATTTATAATAACTTATTTTAGTAGGGTAATTATTTTTACTTGTTTCAAAATTTGTATAATTTGTCCAAACTAATGGATCATTATTTTCCTTATATCTCCATAATAATGAACCCAAATAGTAAACATATAATTCAGGTAACTTAACAATTCTCGCACCAACGAATTTACCATTAGGGAATAACGAGTTTATAAACCCTTTTTTAAAGTCTCTATATGGAATTGTTGATAACAATAAATACCCCCTACCAAAAATGTTTTGTTGTGTATAAAAATCATTACCCGTAAAAGTTTCTTCGTACTCTGTTTCGGTGTCATCAGTAAAATATGTTTTATTCAAATATTTTCCTGTAGTGTCTCCAGTAGAAGATTTAACATCTATGTCTACTAATTTTACTTTTTCAAATTTAGTTATATTAACATTTTTAGTGTTTAAATCTGATGCAGTATTTGATGATTTTAATAGATTTTTACCTATTGATTCATCCCAAACATTATATATGTTATTAGTATAAAGATTATTACTTGACACATATTTAGTTTCATATATTAAATCACCTTTAGATTCTTTTTTAGTAATGTTTTTATTATTTTCGGAAAAAGTGTTTTTGTATTCATTTGATGTTTGTATTTTATCCCAAAGTTTACTAGAGTTGTTTATAATGTCACTATAATTTTTACCGAATAAAATATAATCTATATTTGGGTTATCGTAATTTAATCCAAAATCAATGTCACCTATCTTTGGTTGTACTCCATCACCTTCTTTTAATGCGTATGTTATATCACCATCATCCTCAACAACAATATTTTTAAAGAAATCTGTTTTACCTATTAAACTATTAGACCCAAATTTATCCCTATCATTTTTTATCCTATCAATTATTTTATTGATAACTAAAACTGTTTGATTATTTACTTTTACGGATTCAAACGCATTAATTGCATCAAATTTTGCATAATCACTAAATAAACCACCTGTAGTTGTATCAAAATTAGAATAATTTTGCCATAACGCAATCCTAGTTAACATTTGTTGTGTAAAATACTCAATAATTTCTTTTTCTGTATTTAAAAATCTCAAATTTAAAAATGGATTAACATCATAATCCATAGGATTAATAGGAAACCAATTATCAGTATCAGTACCATTATTTAATACACTAGTTTTAGTAATTTGTTGTAGTTCTTCTCTTTTTGATATGAAATTATCGAATACCCTTTCAACAAAATCATATTCAGGAAATTTATTTCTAGTGACACCTCTTACATCACCAATATAGATTTCTTTTTGCGCTTCTCCATCACTACTACTATAGAAAGAAGGCCAAGCAATAGATTTTTCATTTTCAGACAAACTATTTAATAACGTTTCAGGTATATCAGTTTGTTGACCTTTAATTAAACTATTTCTTTGTGAACCTAAATTTTCACTCGATTTAGTTATTTTATAAATCGTTTCAACCATTGCTTGTGTGTTATTCGCCAACACTTCAAAACATGTTTTTATTGTGGGTTTAAATTCATTCTCAGAATCATTAGATTTATTAAATAATTTTTCGTTTAAGTCTTCTTGCACAATTTGTTGTTGTGATTTTATAATACTTTCTAAAGATTGTATTTCATTTTCAAGTTTTTCTCTAATTTCTCTAAAATCTGCAACTACTACAACTGTCTCAGATAACATATTGTTATTAAAATATGTATTTTCGTCAACTACTTTTTTAAAATTATTTATATCGAAATTAGTATTTACACTGTTACCGTCCTCATAATTTTTTTTCAAGTATATTTCATTCGTTGGTGTTGTCATATAGGATAATACCCTTTCTAATGAAAATCTTTGGTCTAAAATCAATTTATCGTTTGGTTTTTGGGAGTCAATTACAAAATTTTTCCAATTATCTTCACTATTCTCAACTATATTAAATAACCCAATAAATTCTTTGTCTTTTGGTGTATCTAAATAATTTATAACACTATTTATCTTATTACCTAATTTACCTTGATTTTTGTCACCTACTACCTTTTTAAGATTAGTTAAACTGTCTGTATTAGTATATTGTTGGTTTCTGTCATCAGTAATATATTCATTATATTTAGTAACAATATCATTTAATGTGTTAATATAATTTTTAAAATTACTAATAGATATACTATTAATTAAAAGATAATCCCTAATAGAAAAATAGTTAGTCCTATTAATTAATAAACTATCCTTTATCCCACTAGTATCTATTTCTGTACTACTATTATTTATTTTTAGATAATCTTTAGTTGTTCCATCGATATTAGATTGATCGGTTGAATCAGACTCTTTGGTTATCGGTGTACCTATAAATGATTGTAATTCTTTTAGTATACTTTTTTTACCATTTAAGAATTTTAATGTTTTAAATGTATCTAAATCATCTTTTAGTGATTCTGACTCTACTTTAAGTTTTGATATTCTAGTGAAGAAATCATCTAATTTTCTTATATTTAATTTACCTGCCCTTTGTAATTCTTCTAAACTTTTACCTTCACCACTAGAACTTAACCCAAAATCTTTATTAGTCCTATTATAAATTTCATTTAGTTTATTATATCCCTCTTTTGTATTAACAACACCTACAATATTTCCAATTACCATATCATTAAGAAACGCTTGTTGGAAACCTAAAAAGTTTGCACTAATATCAAAATTACCCGTAGCACCATCAAATTGAGAATTCCAATTAGTCATATGTAGACAGTAATCTACCTTTTGTCCGAAATAACCTTTAACTGAGAGTTGGAAAACAGGGTAAGGCATTTTAAAAAATATAGAGTATGGTGATTTAATATCATCATTACCTAAAACATCAAACAATGCACTACCTCTTACATCTGTAAATGTTATATCTACTACAGGTACTAAACTAGCACTATACTTTATATTAATAGATTTAATACCAAAACCTTCTAATATACCAGAACTTCTTGTATCTTCACCTTTAAACCCACTTATATTTGTCCAATCAGTAGTTGCATATGTTTGTTGTGGGTTAGGATCTAACTTACCTTCATTGTTATATCTTATTTTTGTTGATATAAAGTTAACCTCATCCTCAACACCTCTAATATCAAAACTTTCTCCATTATATGTTACCCTATTTCTAGGAAATGCAGAAAATTTAACATATATAAACATGTCTTCGGGTGGTATAATATCATTTTGTATTGGATTTGGGTCTACAACGAATACCTTACCTTTACCATTACCACTACCGATTTCTTCTACGTTTTCTGCCATAAAAAACTATTTTTTTAAATACCATATAAAGTTTTATACTCTTCTACTTTATCTATGTATTGTTGTAAACTATCTCTAAATGGAAAAGGTACTACAATAATTTCGTCATCAGGAATATTTTCTTCTACACCACCATATTGTGGGTTCGCCAATAAAATTAACCACCCATGATATGGATTATCATAGTATATTTGACTTAATTTATCTAATCTACTAAATTGAGATCTATAAACAACAGTTTTATCTGTAGGTTTAGTATCTAATTTTATAAACGGTAATGGTTTATATGTCCCATTAACTTTAAATTTTTGATATCTATCGTAATATTCTTTTCCCATCTATATTAAGTTAACCCCTGACTTGTTATTGTAAACGTTTTAACTTTTCTAGTTTTACTTTTATTTTCAGTTAAAAACGCAGTAACTTTAATACTATCTTTTTTACCTTTTTTATATTCTTTTAAAATAGATACATATGTATTATATTCTTTTAATGCTTCTTCGTACTCTTTACGTTTTTTATCTACATCCGTCACGGACGCTTTGAAATTTGTTTTTGCTGTTTCTAATTCTTGTGATGCGTCATCCACATCGTCTTCCAAAACCACCAAAACGTTAGGGTCGACCAAACTATTAGACTTAAAATCAATAGGAATTTCTACAGTTGAATTTGATGAGCTACCATCTTTGCCCTCAATATTAGTAAATTCATACCCTAATTTATTAAAAAAGTTAGGTTGATCACTACCTTTTACAATAACACTATTAGGTGAATTTCCATCTTTAGTTTTAATAGTTATTTTTGATGACCCATCACTTATTATTTCCAAAAGATCATCTCCATTACCATCTGCATCATCTGAGTTGTTTTCCGCATCTTTTTCTTGTTT